GAGTGATGTACCGTTCAAATTTGGATTAATCGGAAACGATACGGCTTTGGCGAAGGCTTTTGCAGGGTTTGTGGTTAATAGATTGGCTATTTCACCAGCTTTAGCCGGACTGGCCCCGAGTGATGCTAGAAGCATTTCGGAGTTGTCCGTATTCTCAATGATTGTCTGGACAAACTGTTCACCCAATATAGACATTGCATTGCCTTCAAGCTCATCATAGTTTTTGACGTTCAAAGAGTCGGCGCGCTTGTAATGGTTGCCGATGCTCTCGCCCTGTCTCTGACTTTGATTAGCCTGGTATGTGCGCTGGTTGTTTAGCTTTACTATCTCTTCCGCTTTTTTAGCAGCAATTTCAGCAATACGATTCTCATCGAATGCATTCTTAGCCCGTTGATACTCGCGAGGATCGTCTTCAAAATCGTCCTCATTCGGGGCCTTTTGCTGTTTATCGCGCAACTTTAGCAAAGCAAGTTCAGCATTAGCAGCCTCGAGCGCTTGTTGATTCTGCTGCGCTAAAGCTTCTGCTGCACTGATCTGCTCGTTCTTGTTGCGTAAGCGGGTCTCAAACCTGGATACCTTCCTCGGTGCTGGCTGGTCACCGTCCTCAACTTTGATTTCAATCGCTTCGGGTGCTGCTGCTACGGCATCGCTGCCCGCCTCGCCTTCTGCTAGTTCAATCTTGGTTTCGGTTTCTATCGCCTGTGTTTCACTCATAATTAACCTCTTGGTAAGAGTAGTTGTCATCGGATAACGTCCGGTAGCGTATTCGAGTGATCATGCCTGACCACCGATGAATCTTGTGTTTCGAGCGAACCGCGCTAGGGCTTCTGCTGCGGCGCCCTCGTTTAATTTGGTGTTGATATCGACTACAATCTCGGCTGTCTGCGCTTTGGTATGCTCAGCATCAGCAAGGTTCTTTTGTGCTGTGGTCATATCCTTAACTGATATGGCCTTCTTGCCCTCAGTTGAGGCGTCAAAGTTCCGAGCCTCTGCTTCTTCGCGTTTGGCTGTCGATCTCATTAACTCATCTTGTGCGCTCGGCTGCTGGTTCTGTTGGGCCTGTTGAAGCAATTGTTTCTCTTCGTCGGTCTCTGGTTGCATGTCACCAGCTAGAATCATTTGTTTCCTAACCTTGTCTTTCAATGGCTGCAATCCAAGGCCGTTAGTATTCTGCACCCATGTGCCAAATAATACATCGGTGTACTGGTCTGATAGTTTAGGACTAGCGGCGATAGCTTCAAGCATCTTTTCAATACTCGCAGCGGTTGCTTCTTGTTGAGTATCGTACTGTGTTCCTGGCTCGACATGTACAGCAAACTTACCCTTTGATAAGTTGTTCAAGTCAGTGACCTCACCAGTACCATTCGGGTCTAAAGACTTCTGATTTAATCGAACTGTCTTACTCGTACCGTCCTCACCTACAGAGCGCTTCATCATCGACCTAGTGTATAGATCTGTGGCCTTGCTCTCCCATATCCTGCCGTCTTGCTCAACAGATAATAGAATATTATCACCTATCACTACAGTTGATAGATTGCCTTCTTTAACCAGAGCCTCTACAGCCACACCACTGACATCAGGATCAAACGTGTCTTGATTGGCACCACCGGTCTTTTGTTGCATGAAATTACTAATAACTTCAATCGATGCCAAAGTATTCGGGTCTACTTGATTAGGGGGTAGATTACCGACCGGGCCAGTCAACATCTTGTTACCCTGTGCGTCTACCAAGTCGTTAATAACCAGGTAGTTCTTATTGGTTCGGTCTGCAAGCTGGCCCTGTCTTCCTCTCACTTGGTCACCGGTGAAGATTGGCATTGAATCCCCAGACGTAGCTGAAGACTCAGCCATTCTTGAGATAGCCATATTGATCGTCCTATTGCCGTCCTTAAGCTTTCGAACCAACCCCCAGTAATACTCGGCACCGTCAACAAATGTCCTATAAGCGTAGATGGGAACGACTGGCAACCATCGGCCTGCTATCTTCTTAGGTTCATGGATGTATTCATTGCCGTTGAATGTAGACTTTTCTATTGTTCTGCGTTTGATATCGCGATCTCGGACATGCTCCCATCCAAACGCTTTCAGTTCTTCCTTAATGTCGCCCATATCCTCAACCGGATAAGCCTGTAGTTTGTTACCCGTGACATTCTGCCAAACTGACATCGCTTCTTTCTTGTGCTCTACCTCGTATCGTTCAGCCACATAGATCTGTTCAGGTGTCCACCATGTAAACTCGCCTCGTGTGGTAGGCGTGAATGCACTCGTTGCGTCGAATCCCTCAAACTCTCGCTCAAATGCGTCATGGGTGTAAGCTGTTAAGACCTGGACCCTGGTCGCGTCTACCTTATCCGCTCGCTTGGCGTTACGGTCAAACATGACTGTGTTAAAAGCATTGTGGACTGGCTCCCATATGATCTTTTGCTGGTCGTTCTCTGGGTCTTCTTCGTCCACAAACTCTTCGCTGATCTTATACGCACCGAACCCAGTAATCACCGCCTCTCTAACTGCCGTGTCCTGTGACTCCTTGCCCGAGCCCTCTCGAAAGTCACCGCGGTATACGCCACTCAATAACTCGGCGTCGTCGTCACTGGTCGCATCGTCGTCGGCTTCAAATGTAACTTGAACTCTGTTCTTAACCCATTGGCCGTAGTATCGATACACCCAGTCTGATGTCAGATCGAACTCCATCCTTACACGTTCGGAGTTTTCGCCGTGTGTCTCATCAAGCCAGTCTTCCCACATTCCGCCAGGCGTGGAGATAAACCGCATATCGATGTTAGCTTGCTCGCGCTGCTCTTCCTGGGCGTTGTAGTCCTTCTCGATGTCTTGCTTGGCTTGGTCTATATCTGTCACCGGGCGTAACCTCGGGCTCTGGGTTGTTCTTCTATCTCGATTTCTTTCTTGCTCGCGATATAACCATTGATAAACCCGGCTGCCATATACTGCTCTGCATCGGATGAGTGCGAAAACTTGTTCTTGTCGGGCTTATCACGATACTTTTCCTCTGACCCAGCGACGGCCACTCGTTTATAACAATACCCTCCTAGCTTTCCCTTTCTGACAGTAGAGCATTTCTTGCTTAACTGATAACCAGGCTCACCGTTAACAAGCTTGTTCATGAACTGTGTTACACCATTAATTCTCAATGTTGGGTCATTCGTTGGTGCCGGTGTCGTAGTGAATCCAAGGTTAATAGGCATTGCGATCACATTATCATGGTCATCCTTTAAATACTTATCGTTGAGTATACCAATAGCTGACTTGCCTTCACCTTCACCTCTGTTGTTGCCGGCTGGGTCTGCGTTGCTAAAAGCAATAGTGAATCCTTTGTAATTTGTGTCCAGGTAAGGCTTGGCATGATCACGTGCAAATGTTGCAACGTCCATATCATCTGATACCAGCTCATCTATAACCCTGAGCTGCCCGGTCTCTGTGAATTGCCCTATAACCATACAAGGCGTCAAACCAAAGTCCCAGCCTAAGCCTATATCCAATGAGGGATCGGGTTGTATCACGCCCTTACAATGTATCTGGTCATTGTATGAAGGGTAAACAAGCCTGCCTTCACTGATAGACCCATAGTTACCCATGACCATTACATCGATATGGTCTTCGGTGTTACCGGCTATCATGTCTTTGTAATACTGATAGCCTCCGGGCAAGTTCGGGATGTTCTCGGCGTTTGTGTTCTCGGTATAGTCGCCATCTTCGTCTTTAATAAGCGGTGATGGGCCTCTAAAGAATTCGAATATTTCTGCTGTCAGGAGCTTGGCCTTGTCTTTATCCTTTGACTTTCTCAAACATCCCTCCTCAGCGAGCTGGTACCACCAATGATCATCATCAGGCGGATTGGTGTCCATAAGCAACGCTTTGCGCTTGCATGGTTGGTAGTTGCCTGTGCTGTCCCTGGGAGCTTTGTATTTACCAGAGTCTTTGTACCCATCGATAGTAGACGGGTAACGCCCTATGCGCTCTCGTGCGGCCTTAACCACAGAATATGGGAGCTCTTTAGCTTCGTTGAGGAATATCCAGGTTGCTTCAAGTGATAGGAGTTTCTTGACGTCCTTATCGTTGTCCAGGGCTAGAAAGTAAACTTCCATTTCTATCCGTGTTCCGTCTGCCAGTGGTTTGTCCAGCTTACAAATGATAATGGGATGCATTACCAGGGGTGCCACTACTTCAGGCATCCATTGCTTCCATGTGTTCAAAACTGTTGTCCTAAGCTCTGGGCCTGTGTTCCTGACTATGACGCCGCGGCTCTTACGAATCCCTTTATCGTTCGGCCATTGGTCTTCAGACAACCGAATAGCTTCCTTAATGCAACATACAGACTTTCCATTACCAACCGGACCCATAAACCCTCTTACCACTTTGGGAGAGTGATGGAACTTGCTGCCTGTTGTGGATGCTGTGTAGTTAATTTCCATTAATAGCTTGAATTGAATGTGATCTTGTCGCCGCCGGTGGTCAAATCAAGCTTGTCGCCGTACTTCTTTGGCTTTAGCTTGCTGGCTGCCCATTTGCGAGTGTCAACTCTTAGTTTTGATCTTTGGACGTGTTCGCCGTTTAACTGCCATCCTATAACCGCGCCATCCTTGTCTTGCCTCTCCATCCAATCATTCGAACCATCGTCTGCAATATCCATAATTTCTTCAATTAAAGCATCAGCCGATTCCTCTTTGGCCCGCGCGTATTGGTCGCGGAACTCTTCATTGCTTCTTATCCATCTAAAGAGTGTGGATTTATCTGGCATGTCATCGGGGTTACAGACAGTACGCATAGATAACCCTGTTGATAGCTGTGCGCATATGTCATCGGCTAAGGCTTGAGTATAATCTGTTGGTCGGCCACCTGGCATTACATCTGGCACCTAGTTTGACATATATGCTCTTTTTTTATATTGAGCTTCTCATTATCAGCACTGCATATATCCAACAAATCTTTACCCATTCTTACATAGCTTAAGCCATGACGGCTACATTCTGGGCATCTGTTGACCATTCCCTGTACATCATCGGCCTGCCAATCACAATTGCTGCAATACAATATGGTTTCGCCTTCCTTGAAGCTACCTATTTGTATTCTGGCTAGTCTTTTGAGAGTGTCCATTGATTATACCAGACATTAATAATTCTAATAGTCTAGCATAGATTTTAGGGGAGTTGAATTAAAAGCCCGGTCGATGCCTGAACGCACCGACCGGGTAGTGCTTACCTGATGGGAATCAGGAACTACGTTGATATTATACTACGCTTTTACCTATAAAGCCCCAGTTAAGGGGCTAGATAGTCCTGGCGGTTAGGCCGCTAACCAAAGATTAGCGCGCTCCATAGCTTCAACAAAATACCCTTTATCTCTCCAAGCGTGAAATACTGCTTCGGCTTTATCTGCGGTTTGCGCCGCGTTCAATTCTTCGCGCATCTTTGCGGGCATGTCTTCGATATTCGCGTAGTATTCAATGTTCATTTCCCTTTCCTCTGTGTTGTTGTTTGATGTAAGTATTATCGTTTATCTAAATAATTATTTCCCAAACTACGGGCACTATGGATAGCTGTTTTGCTTATAACGGTTCCTCCGGTTCTGGCATAGGACCATAGCAATACTTGCAATGGTAGGTCGTTGGCCGGATAGTTGACACGTCTTTAATCGAGGCCTCATGCTTGCCTAAAAAACACCTTAATCGGGCTTTAGGTGTTGATCTATCTATTCTTCGGTGATGCCAATGTACTTCAGAGCCGCAATTTTCGTGGTAATATTTATTTGGGTAATGGAATAGTTTAGCCGCATTGATCATTTTATTGGCCATCTCTAATGAATTTTCTAATGAGAGCTCTCACTTCCTGGGCATCCCACTTCTTGTACTGCACCTGGCCGACAATCTTATTATCAGAAACAAACCAAACTGTCGGCGACGTGTATTCAGGCGACGAGAACCTATCGAAACTCTGACAGTGCCCGCTAACTTTAATAACGTATCTTTGCATAACTCCCTGGACTATCCAGCAGGGCATTAATATCTCTGTTTTCGAAGGCGGTCCAATATACAAACCTGCGATATTCACATCCCCGTCCGTTTTTCTTCCTGCCCACGTTTTATCTATTTCTATACTCATGACATAACCCTAACTTCATACACGCCGTCCTTGTTAATCTTGCGAGCTGCGTTTATTGCCCTGCTGTGATGCTTATATCCTTTTACTTCAAGGTCACCGTCTAATACTTTATTGGATGCCATCCATTTACCGTTAGGCATTAACCAGTATTTTCTTTCTGGTTTTAAATGGTCTCTTTCTAAATAATAATACATTACACCGCTTCCGGTAAGTCGCCAAATAACTCGACTGCAAATTCCATTGCGTTCTTCATGGTCCATTTGCGGCTATCAAACCGTTCGGTTCTGCCGTTACACTTAACGCACCACTCAGAATTACTATCGTTGTAGGCTTCTACCTGGGTTCCGTTGATTTCTTTTTTGTAAGTTTTCATGTTGTAATTATCGTTTATTTTTACGCATAAGTCTTATTGTTTGGAATGCTTTGGTTATCGTTTTTTGTTATAAGTCTGAGTAATCAGCCTCAGCCGCGTCTATCTCGTCACCGCAATAAATACAGAATTTGAAACCGTTTTCTTTTACATCTCCTTCGGGTATTACAAAAAGATTGCCGCATCCAGTATCATAAATTCCTTCGTTATCGCCGCTTTGCCCGTACCATTCGCAAACCATTTCAATTCCCCGCTTTAATTAATAAGTTTGCTAATTTACGGTTAGTCATTTTACCGTTTACATAAAATCGACCGTTTTCTTTTCTCTCTAGTGTGATCTTTGATATTTGGCTATTTACCACTTCACCGTTTGAATAATCATGCTTGATGTAGAAAGGGACTTTTGCTTTTTTAAGTTCGTTGATTAAATTCATTTCGTTTTCCCCTGTTTCAATAAGTACATATTAATCGATCTGAGGTAGTGGTTGAAATAATTAGATCTTCTATCGTTATCGTTTCTAGGTCTTTCACAGGGTTATTGATATCGATTATTCTGTATGGACTTAAATAGGAGATATGCATGATTGATTTGACCAATAAAGACAAGGCTGAAGTATTAGCGAAACTCTATAATGCCAGTCAGCCACAAGGCCTTGGGTACCTACAGGCCGATGGAGCCCCAATGACTACTGATGAAGCTCAGACCCTGCTTGATACCGGCGTTACTTACTTCGATTACCTTAAAGGCCGGGTGATGAAAATCGACCTAAGCGGTGATGAACTCGACCCCTGGTTATATGACCGCGACAACGGTCAAGGCGCTGCGGAAGCTGCTATCAACTAACCACAATGGCCAAGGATGGCCCTAACCGCCTGCTTTTTTAACCGCTTTATCTATTGCCTTCTTCCGGCGTTTGGCTAGTGGGCCTGAACCTTTTTTGCCGCTACCCAGGCCTAGAATCTTTCTGAATACCCTTACACCGTTGATTTCTGGTGCTGCATCCTAGAATTTACCAGTTGCCCGGTTGAATACTTGCTTCTTTTTGGTCTTTTTCTTCTTAGCCATTATTTAACCTTTGTATGTCGGATAGGTAGCATTGGTATATTAATAAAGGAACTGTGAAATCACACCAGTTGCATTTGTCCTCTATCCATATAAGACCTTCTTCTGGGCAATTATGATTTGTTTTGGTTATACAGTCTTTCGGTACTAAATTAAATGAGTCTAAAATCATTATTTTCTCCTGCCCGTAACTATATAACTTAATTCGGCGCTAGCATCGGTTAATGTCCCAGCTAGATCGGTATGACCAATTCTAAACCCGCTTGCTGCTTTGGCTGAGATGTACACAGCTCTATTCCCCGCTGTAGGCGGACAATTAACAGTATAGAAAGCGTCTTCCATATTATCTGTAAAACTAACATCATAAAGACCTACACCAACATAAGCAATCGAACTATTTTCAGTATCGTTTGTAGTGATCGATGCTGCTGTGGCGTCAAAATCACCGCTTGCCTGGCCTTGTATCTCTGGATTTAAAGCATAACCATTTATAGCCGATGCTTCTAAATCTGGAGAAGTACCTACAATCGTATCAGTAAATTCTTTAGCTGAGTTTATATAAGCATACGAACCCCAGTCAGCCGATGTACCTGAACCACCAAAGGTATTGTATAGCATAAACCCACCGCCATACCTTGCTGTGCTTGGTTCAGTGCCTGTTAGCCTGACATACTCGCCATTGAACGACCCACCATCCATGCTGTTACCGAATGATGCGCCACCTGTGAAGCCATCAAACCACAATCCCCACTTTTGGGTGGCCCTGCCTTGACTTATAGCGGTTGCGCCAGCACCTATATCCAGCGAATTGGCAAGTTCAGAGTAAAATTGTTTTATCGATGTTCCATAGGACGTTGGAGCAAAAACTATATTGGGCCCATCGTTATTTTCTGATCTGACTCCGTTAATAAAGCCGCTCCTATGCGACCATATTCCAACCCCGTAACCCCATAAAGGTTTGGTTGTTTCGTCAAAAGTTCCATCTAACCCATTACTAAAGCCCCATATATCCTCAAGGAATGCAGAATTAAATTGAGCTGCAGACCAGCTAAAATCTAAACCAGCCCTGCCAAACGTATTTCCACAACCGTTATTTTTAAACGCCATTATTTTACTGTAAACACCAGAAAATAAACCATTCCCATAAAAACCATGTTTATTAGTTCGTGTTGTTACTATATCGGTAAATTCACCACCTAATGCTCTATTGACATAAATACCATAATCAATAAGGTTTGCACCATCACATACAAGCCCTTGTATCTTACATCCCAGCAAAGAGTCATTAAAAGCGTCTGTATGTTCAGTGCCGACAGCAGTCATTGACGCGCGAACTATTGACCCAGCACTACTGGCACCAATCCAGGTAAATACCGCCGCTCTATCAGATATGCTCCCGGTTTGGTCAGTTGTAGGGTAAAAATCACTTGGCGGCCCTATAAAACCTTGACCCCTATTCAAGACTATCTCAGTACCTATGCCGTAACTATTGCCGCTACCACCGATTAATGAAACATACCCACCAACCGCCAACACATTAAAAATAGGAAGATAGTCATCCGTTGAGTCGTCACGTTTAGCGCCACCATATTCGGGATATATATTTGTTGTATCGATTCTTATCCAACATCCAGCATTACCCGGAACGGCTGTAAACCATGTTGTTTGAGCTGCTGCATCCCATGTCACTAGATCGGCTGTGTTTCTTGGGTCTATTATAGTTATGCCGTTATGGTTCGCTGTGGCCTGGGTTGAGTCATACCAGAACTTTCCACCGCCTTTGTTTAAGCCGTCGTGGAATGATATTAAATCGATTGTGTTCAATAGAATGCTAGCCGTTGCAAATCCGCCGACTGAGCTTAGTTTGGTGTAAGTCTTCTCGTTGACATCCTGCG